CCTCTGGGCTAGATACAGCGTGGGTCAGTGTTAGTGTCCCACCTGTTGCACCTGTTAAGTCTTGTTTAGCAGGGATACTGCTGTAGCCTTGTACAGCCTGATTACCAATGTAACCCATAGTTCTCTCCCTTATGTGCTAATTGCGTCAACGGCAGATACCCATACATCCAATGATGCTGCTGTATCGGACTGTACCCACAGTCTGTCACCACTAGCTACGACTACCTTTGCGCCACCATCAAGAAGCTGCAAAGCACCGCCAGCGGCGATTGGTGCGCCTTTGATGAGGTAGTGGTTAGTACCACCGTTAGAAAGGTAACAGTCTACTGTGATTGCGTTAGATGTTGTGTTAGTCATGTGGATACCCACGATGGTATCATAACTGTCAAAGTCTGTGCCATCAGGTATATCAGCAGCCGAAGTGCCTACGCCCTGTAGCATATATCGTCTAAAATTTTGTGCCATAGTTTATCCTCTATAGGGCGATTGCCATTGCGATTGCGAAGCCGTTTGTGGCAAGGCTAGTAGAATCTGTAGCTACATCCTGCCATCCTGAGAACGTGCGTACACGCATCACATTGTCTGTACTGTTGAAGTAAAGGTCACCGACATTCACTGTGCCTTCGTTAGTGTTTAGCTGGTAATCTTCAGCATTAACGTCTGAAGTAAATGAACCGTAGTACACATCAACAAAGTCTTTAGCAGAGTTAGCTGCTTGGTTAGCCCAATACTTAGCTGAGTATTCAGCACTAGCACCTGTACCCTTAACGGCTGTATCACGGTCAAAACCAGCACCACCACCTAATGCCCACTGTTTAGCAGAGCCTTCTAGGTTTGTTACTTGTGTACCGATAGCGTATTCTTTAGATGAGAACTCAGTACCATCCACAGAGCCTGTGGTTTCTACTGCCCAATCTTTAGCAGGGCCAGCACCAGCAGTATCTGTGATACCTGTACCACCTACAGACCAAGCCTTGGCTGAATAGTCTGTGCTATCAACAATACCATCTGTCTTAACAGCCCAATCTTGTGCATTAGTCTCAGATGTTGCTGCATTAGTCTCGCTAGTGGCTGCATTAGCAGCAGAGGTAGATGCACCATCCTGATAATGCTTGGCTGAGTAGTCGGTAGTTACACCGTCTGACAGTGTGTATTGTGAGCCAATAGGATGAATAGCAAGCTTGGTAGCATCTGGAATGATGTTACCTGTAGCTTCGTCAACCTCATCCTGTGCGGCTGCAATAGCTGCTTGCTCTGCTGCTGTAACAATACTATCTGCATAAGCCTTTGTAGCAGCGTCTGTGCTTGCTGTAGGAGAGCCTACGTTAATGATAGTATTACCACCAGCATCCCAACGGTTAGTTGTGGTAAGACCAATAGTGTCTCCAACCCTGTCTACTGCTTCTTGTGCAGCATGAAAGAGTTGGATAGCACTATCGTCTAAGTCTTCTTCTGTGAGAACTGAGCCTGAGGCAAAGTCAACTGCACGTGCTGTCAAGTCTGTTGAACGGCGAACCTGTACAAGAGTGCTTGTAGCTGGTGCAGATGTTAGCTGTACACTAGAAGTAGAAGGAAAGGTCAGGCCTGTCTCAGCCACACCATCTACCGTGACGCTAATCTCACTGGTATCTTGATATGTAAAGTTGATGGAGAACGTATCGGTTACTCCATCCCCTGTATAGTTAGTATATGAAAGAGCCATCTCTTATCCTTGTGTTTTTATCTAATGATGTAACTTTAGGTTAGTTGCCAAAGTAATTAGCTACAGCGTTAAGTCCTTGACGTGCGCCATACAAAGATTGGTACGGAGCAATCCTTAGGAAAGTTCTCCAATCGGATTCTGACCAATCATCTTGTGCAATGGCATCTACTGTCTGAAAAGCAGACTGTGCCAGAGAAAACGCTGGTGGTGTAATAGCATAAGTGTTGCCAGACATAGCACTAGTGGTGAGTTGATAGATATACATTAACATGGAAGATGCACCAATCTGATTCAATGCACCTAGTATAATCTTATCACCTTCCATCATATCCCTTACATACTCATCAGCATCACTACGTCCAGCAGCATTAAGATTAACACGTGCTATATACATTAGTGAACCCATCATAGCAGCAGAAAGGAGTACTTTAGTAACAGCCATGTCTCCTCTACGCATACGTACACCTAAACGCATGGTCTGTTGCTCTAAAGACGCTACCGTAAAGTTCATAAACTGGAAAAAAGTTTTACCTACTTCACCACGTAACCACGGATTGGTTGAAGAAATGTTACTTTCTTGTACGTTGTTTCTAGCTTCCTTAAAACCTGAGGCTTGAAACGCATCACGTACATCATCAGGCCAATCTTTTAGATTTAACTTCTTTACTGCACCATTAGCTTCTTTTTCTACTATATTACTACGCATAATAGCAGAGATACGTCCAGCCATTTCTTCACTAAGGCCTAGTTGCTGACGTTTTGTTACTGAGAAAGGTAGGTTACCTTTTTGAGCAGCGAGTACCCACTCATTCGTATAGTTTAGCATTGACAATCTACGAAGAGTTTGTGTTACACCTGTCAAGCCAGACCAGTAGGCTACATTCTTTTGAGCAGTAAAAGCAAACTGTTCTGTACCCCTAGCTAACCTAGCACTCCAACCTTTTTTATCTACCCAAGCACGTTCAGGTGATATAGTATCTCCTACATCTTCTGTATCATACCGTGTAACATTAGTCCAGTTACCTAGAGCAACCTCTTCACCTAAACCAAAGGCCTCAACTAACTCACGCATAATATCGTCAGGTAATCTACCCTGCTTTGCTTTTCCTATTAGGCTTCTATAAGCAGGTGAGGATTTAAGGATAGTTCTAAAAGAATACTCAAACATGGCGTTAGATATTTCCATGAGGGCTGACATCCCAGACATACCCATGTTAATAGCAAAACTAAAAGCACGTGTGGCAATGAAGAAATCACGTGTTCTATTAGATACCTCTTGTCGGTGTGCTAGTCTACCAGTGATGCCATCGTACATAAACTGAGCAGCATTGATTGCTTCATCTATTTCATCCTTAGATGCGTTTTTCTTTTTACCTTCTTTTCTAATGTTTTCTAGTAAGTTCTCAAAACCAGAATTAACTTGATTAGTATTAATACCATTACGTGCTAAACCAATAGCACCTGACATCTGAAATACATAGCTATTAAATAATTGCTCTGCATCCTCTTCTAACAAGTCAGCAAATTTTAGTTCAAAGACATTACCATCAGAATCTTGTACTTTTATTACAGCATCCTCAGACAGTATTAAACGATGTCTTGCTCTTTTGTGAGCCTTAGGTATATTAGTGCGTGTAAGAAAGTCTGTTACTATATCTATATCTTCTGCATCAAACCCACCTGCTTTAAGAATATCAGCAAGGTCTTCTAGGTTCATTTCGTTAGCACCAGCATGGCCTAGCTTACCCAACTTAGGGTCAGTAATTGATTTAGTATATGCTGTAGCTATCTTTCTAATATAGTCCTTTACCATTTTATTGGTAACTTTTTTCTTACCCTTAGATGCAAGATGTTTTCTAACATTAGCTACAATATCAGGTTGACCTTTTCTAATGGCTGTTTCTACTAATTCAGCAATTTGTAGGTCTGCCTCATCACCTAGTCGCATACGTAATGCTCTAATCTTCTCATCGTTAAAGATACGTGTCATGTAGTTAGAGTGATTATTAAGCATGTCCATGCTAAACCCTGCTACATCATGCTTGACAGCTTCTTCGGCTAATTCTCTTTGTAGCTTGTTTACTAAATCTCCTACCTCTTTTACTTCATTAGGAACTTCAGTATCAATACCACGTACATAGCGAGATACTAAGGTATTAAAATCTGAGATAGTACCACCAGTACGTTGCTTCCAACGTGCTTGTGCATTAGGCATAACATTAGACATAGTGCTACGGAATCTAGCCTGATACATTTCTGACCATTCAGAAGCAGACATACCTGTCTCTAACTTACCGCCTTTATAACCTGAAGAATTTAATCCCAATACACGTGCAGCATACCTAGCATATCCTAGACGGTGGCTACCTAATCTGTATCCTGTTGATAAAAGTTTTCTGAGGCCAAGCATATTCCAACCAGCTTGCTCTGGAATAGCTTCTGCCATTTCTTCTGTTACTTCACCTACAGCAATAGATTTTTGCTGTGTTGGTAAGCCATCAGCAGCTTCAATAAACTTTTCTCCGTCTAGTTCACTGCGTAATATTTTGTCTGCTAGAGCATCTACGTTGTATTCATCGTGAAATCTTTGCTCTGCTGGTGTCAATGTTTCTCCACGCAAAACCTTTTGTGCAATCCTTGCACGATGCCCAGCACGAACAAAAGCTGTAGCACCTGCGTTCAAACCGCCAGCTAGGGTAGCCCCTAAACCACCAGCAATAACTACGTCACTAGCAGTTACGTCATACTTTAAGTTTGCTCGTATGGCTTCAAAGGCTGCTGTTTCTGCACCACCAATTACTGCCCCATATTTAAACGCACGTCCTACATTGTAAGCTTTCTTAGCTGTACCTGCTACCAATGCTGCACCACCCCCTACAGGGCCAGCCATAGCTGTTGCAGCAGCAGTCGTACCAAAGATAGCTGCCCATTCAACAGGGTCAAACATAGCAGCTAGGGCGGTTGCTGTAACACCAGACCAACCGTCCTCTGCAATTTGTCTTCTGTTTGCTTGTGTGCGTAGGTAAGATTCACGTGTTTTCATGGCTGAATTAACGCCACGTAATTGTGCATCTTCTAACACTTCACGTGCAGCAAGTGTATCTTCTAAACCTTCTGTTAGTTGTTTAACTAGATCAGGGGTAAATTTGCTTACAGGTGTACCTGATGACTGAAACCTATCTAGGTTATTATAGACGGAAGTGGCAATCCATTCCTCTTCCACCGCACTTCCTAAACTATTAAGAAATGTAGAACTTCTGCTGTCAGCCAGCACCTGCTGCTTAGTAAGGGCAGCTTCGTCCACAGTCGTGACTAAAGGTAATGCGTCAGGATTGACACCCTTTATGCCAAGACTTTGGAGAAGTTGTTCGTTTTCAGTAGCCATGGTTTGACCTTCCGTCCATAATATTATCCAAATATGTTATCATACATACTAGTAAACAGGTTCTTTGCTTTTTCTGTCAACTTGGTTGTGTATGCACCTGCTTTAAGTTGTAGCATTGAAGGTAGTGATTCAGTAGGAATGTCTGAAGCACCTGAGATACGTCTTAGTTTGACATCTTCTTCTGTCATGCTGTAAGAAGACATGCGTACTTTATCGCCAGTGTTACCACCGATATAATACACTTGGTCTCCTTCAATCTTAACAACAACACCAACGTGTGCTACACCCAGCTTGTATTTCTTACGGTCTTCTGCACTGTGCATCTTGACCATAATGTCACCAGCTTTAGCTTGTGTAGGCTGTACTTCGTTACCTACTTTGAGATAAGAAGCAGCACGTATCTGGTTGAACTTGTCTTTACCAAGTAGAGACTTTGTATCTATACCAGAATCACGTAACACTTGTGATAAGAAGGCTGCACACCACGCTTGGTTAGTAGCAAACTCTTCTGTTGTTTGTTGTTGTGGGTTCCAGTCACCGACAGCTTCTTCAAAGAAACCTTTTACAGCAGCAGCACCCTCAGTGTCTTTTTCACTTAGACCCATATAGGCATAGGCTGCGTCAGCAGGGTTCTTGTTTAGTGCTATGTCTACGACAGCAGATGCACTAGGAACCTTACCTACTCTTAGCTGTTCTTTCTCAGGTACAGTAAGAGAGGCGTTTGCTTTAGGTATGACAGATTCAAATACAGAAGAACCAAAGTCAGCTATATCACCAGCAACTTCATTAGCTACTTTCATAGCCCTGTCTGCTGTCTGTGTAGCCCACTTGGTAGCTGTAACAGTACCATCTTCTGCCACATTGTAAAGCATGTTAAACTTAGCTTTAGCTAGAGCAGTACCCTGTTCAAGAGAACCTTCTGCATACTGTGCAGCTTCCTTGAGTGATGCCATAAACTTAGGCCACTCTTTTGCTACGTTGAACCTACCAAGTTGGTAACCCATCTGTATGACACCAGAACGTGTAGATTCAGGTAAGTTCTCAAAGCCATCAACTTCGCTAGTAAAGAAGTCATTAGTCTTCTCTACTTTCAAAGCAACTACAGCAGCAGATTCCTCTGGCTGTACGTTATTGATGTCGGCAATAAGAGCCTTCTCATCATCCTCTAGTGATTCAATCTGTAGACCATGACCTACTGATTGCTTACCCATGTCATCGTATGGTGTGTATGAGAAACCCTCATCCTGTATGATGGTTGTAGTAGCGTTGGCTGGTACACTACCAACAGTAGCATCTACTACACTACCAACTACACCTTTAATTTCTCCACCAACATCTTCAAACATCTGTTCTGCTGGGAACTCTTCAAAAATGTTAGGCATACTTAAACCAGATGTCAAATCTGCTCTTCTTGCAGCAGCAGCTTCAGGTGTTACAGTTTCTCTAACTTGTCCTGTACCTAAAACTTTTTTTATCAAACCCTTTACATATTCAGCTTCTTTTGCCATACCCTCTATTGTAGGAATAGGGCGGCTATGTGTAAGGCCTCTGGTTAAAATACCATAATCTAGATTTAAGAGATTATCTAAATCTTTTGCAAAGCCACTTTGAGATAAATTTTCAAATGTCCCTGCTTGTCCTACTTCACCTGTACCACCAAAGTATGTAAGGTTTTGGTTAAGAGTATCTTCTATGACTTGCTGAGAATCAGACAACAACGCATCTGGTACTGTGCTTGTATAACCAGTAGTAAACTCGTTATCCTGTGTCATCACTGTGGCTTCAAGATTATATAACTGCTGCTTGTCATTAAGCAGTGTTATTCTATCTATTTGCCCACCCATAACACCTAAATATACAGGTATGTCTTCCCTCGTATCCCACGTATGAATAGAAGTAGCTGTTGGATTTGTTGGATTAGGTAATAAGGCTACAGTATATTCACCTTTTTGTAATCCATGAACACTAAACATGCTTTGGGCAAATTTATCTGATTGAGCCAAAACTCTATTATAATCAGATATAATTTCTGTAGCATTTAAGCTTTCATCTATTCCAGTATTTAGTTGTTTATAGGCATACTTGGTTCCATCGCTTGATTCAGGTATGGGATAGTCTTTAGCCATTTGAGAGGCCACTTGTTTTAAAGCATCCTCATATTTTACTTGTCCTGTTTGAAGTAAATGATGTACACGATTTGCAGCTTCGTTAATTATAGTAGCTGAATTATAAGTTTCTGTAAGGTCTGTCCCAAACATATCCGTTAATAAACCAGCTTCCATAGAGGTAGCTACATCTTCTAATATCTTTGTTGGACGAGGGATAGTAAAATCCATACGTTGTACTATGCTAACAGCATTACTATAATTTTGTACTGCCTTTCCATCTTGCTGTACTTCACCAACCCTAGCTTGTTCCTGAACAAAAAATTCTAAAGCATCAAATTTCTCTACATCTTCTTCTTCTATATTTAAAGCTTTTTGCACATCCACGCCAGAGTTTCTCAAAGCTTGGAATGTTTGAAAACCTAATTGTAGCTTTTCATTTGCTTCAGGTGATGATACATCTTGACCTGCACTAAATAAAGGAAGAATATCTGTAACTCTGTTTTTGAATACTTTAGGAACGTACCCCCACTTTCCAAACAAACGAGATTGTTGACCAGTTAATTCACCATTAGGGCCACCTAAAGCTTTGAACTCTTCATTAGCAAAGATAGCTGCATCTAATTCTGCATCAGTATATGTACCTTCTGTGCCATCAATCTTTCTATATTTCTTAGTAATAGCTGAAGCATTACCAGTAGTTACAGCATTAGTAACTTGCTCATCTATTGAACTAGCTTTAGCATTGGCATTATAGGTAGTTTTTCTTTCTGTCTCTCTAGCTGCTAAGATAGCAGAGTTTTTAGCAGCATACTTACCCACACCTAACTGGTTCTTAGATAATTTAGCATCATCTAACCATGCTACTGTAGGTGTATCTGCACGATACTTAGTCTCATCAAAAGCAAAGTTTCTTACTACATTATTCAACTCTTCAAAGCTAGAATAAAGGTCTGAGTTAGCTGCCCAATGGTTATTTATTTGCTCATTAATTTCTAATGTAGCGTTTTCCATTGCATTGGGAACACCATTAGCTATGTCCCTAGCAGCTTGGTCATTAATAGCTGTTAGAGTTGTAGTTAGTGCGTTATTTAGTTTACCTTTATTATGTGCTTCTTTTGCTGTTCTATATGTAGTATTTCCCCATATCATAGAGATAGCTTGCTGGTCTTCTTTGAAGCCTTCAATGAACATAGGGTCTATAAGACCTTCTAGTTGTTTAGTATATTCATCTACAGCTTGCTCACGTAGAGCCAGTACATCAGCAGTATCCATGTCTAGATACTCTGGTTTGAATACTAATTTACCAGCTTCATTGGTGGTATAGTATTCAGCATCCATATTAGCTTCTAGAATTTTACCAGCTTGCTGTAGTTGATTTAATTGTCTTCTAGTCTTATGAGTTTCTAATTCTCTTTCACGCTTTAATCTATCAGCTTTTCTTATTTGAGCGTCTGCTTCAATAGCAGGACTAATTGCTGATATGAACTGAGACAAAGGACTAGCTTGAACCTGTGATTCAGGTGGTCTTACATAAGTTTCTACAGGGGCAGCTTGTGGACGTAAATCAGATTGTGTGGGTGCATTTAATCTACCCACTTGTACTCTTTTTTCTGCCATAGTACCCTCTTAAAAATTTCTCATAAAGAATAAAGCGTTTTGATTACTTGCTGGTAACGGTGTTGAAGCTGTAGATACAGGAATAGTAGGTTTCTTAACAGGCATAGGTACAGTTGAACCTTTACTTGCCACGCTAGTAGAGAATGGTGATTTACCTGTCATAGTTGCTTCGGTAGCATACATATTAGCAGCAGTGTTGAGTGCGTGCATGAGCATGTTAGGCTTTTGTCCACGTGGTAGTGAATTAATCCTGTTCATCATCTCAGTATTAAAGCCTTCTTTTTCATCCTCAATCTGGTCTAGCGTCATACGCAGATTATCATTCAGTACTGTTTCACCACGTAACTGTCTAGCCGTAACCATGTTTGATTGAGCATCAATACTCTTACCACCTAAACCTGCTTCACCAGCAGCTACTACACGTGCTTCCCTAGCTTCCATAGATGCAATAGCTAAGTCAAACTTTTGACCTGCTGTAGCTTCTGCTTCTTGTATTGCCCTACGGTTTAAGCTTTGTATCTTTAAGTCACGTGCAGCAGCAGCATTAATTCTGTTCTGTTGGTAACGTGCTTCAGTCCACTTTGCTTGGTTTTCTGCTTCAAAGTAATCAGCTACGCCTTTCACACCGACAGCAATGGTCATTGGGTCCATTATCGTATCCTCACAAATTCTAGAAATGGTTTATTACCTACGCCCCATTTCTCATGTTTCTTGATAAATGTGAAACCAACAAAACGTAGCCAGTTGATAGCTACAGTATAGTCTGCATCCACTGCATTAGTAAGTAGGGGGTATTTTTGATTAGCTTCTTCTACCCATTTACGTGAGCCACGTAGGAATGGTAGCCATACCTTTTTAATAGCAGGTGTGGTCAGTAACCACGGTACTGCTACGTCAT